CAGTTGACGAATTTAGAAAAGCGGGCTTTACAGGTCACATATACCTTATGCCTGTTGGCGGTGTTGAGTCTGTGTACAATCTCAATGCTAAGTCCGTGGCCATTGCAGCAATGAAACGAGGCTGGCGCTATAGCGATAGACTACAAGTACCATTATTTAAAAACGAATGGGGTACCTAATATGTTCTTTATGCTTTGTTTTATAATCGGCTGGGCAATACTATTAGTATTGTTATTGCGTTGGATTAAATTTCCTGCAAGTGCTTGTACAGGTAATTGTAAACAAGGCAGAGAATGTAACTGTATGGAGAAGAAAAATGAAAAATTTGATTAAACGTTGGTTTGGTATCGATAGACTACAAGCTGAAAAAGACGCTCTTCAAATTGTTAGAGATAAGGCAGTTGCTGAAACTGTACTAGCTCAACAAGCAGAAGAACAAGCCAAAATGGATCCAAAAGCTCGTGCAACTGCTCGAGGCGAACCATGGGTAGCGGTTTTAGATACTCATATTAACAAAGAAAATGTACGCAATGGCTTTTTTGAGCTTGACTGGAATGACCTATTTGTAGTACAATTGAAACAAGCTGGTTATGGTTTTGAAGGCGATCCTGACGAAGAGATTGTAGATCGTTGGTTTAGAGATTTAGCCGCAAACATGCTAGCAGAGTCAGGACAAGATCCTAACAGATCAAGTGCTGGATTTATTAACGTAAGTAGATTGGGTGGCGGTAAAGCCATAGTTGAATGACATATATCATAGTCGATACAGCTAATACATTCTTTCGTGCCAGGCATGTAGTACAAGGCTCTGCTGACATTAAGTTGGGCATGGCCTTTCATATTACACTTAACAGTATTAAGAAAGCATGGAACGACTTTGGTGGCACTCACGTAGTCTTCTGCCTCGAAGGTCGGTCGTGGCGTAAGGATTATTATAAGCCTTACAAAGCTAATAGACAAGAAACTCGTGCGGCAATGACACAAAAAGAACAAGATGAAGACAAATTGTTCTGGGAGGCATTTGACGAGTTTAAAAATTTCATTACAGAAAAAACCAATGCCACTGTAATGCAACATCCTAATCTTGAAGCAGATGATTTGATCGCCGGCTGGATACAGGCACATCCAGATGCTAAACATGTGATCATCAGCACGGACGGAGATTTTGCACAGCTAGTAAGTCCTACAGTTAGCCAATATAATGGCGTAGGTGATTTACATATTACACATGAAGGAATCTTTGATGCAAAAGGTAAACCCGTTAAAGACAAGAAAACAGGCGAGCCAAAGCCAGCACAAGATCCAGAGTGGATGCTGTTCGAGAAATGTATGCGTGGTGATACCAGTGATAATGTCTTCTCGGCGTATCCAGGTGTGCGTACTAAAGGTTCTAAAAACAAAGTTGGTCTTACTGAAGCGTTCGAAGATCGTAAGAGCCGCGGATATGCGTGGAACAATCTCATGCTTCAGAGGTGGACCGACCATAATGGACAAGAACATCGTGTCTTAGAAGATTATCAACGTAATGTACAGTTATGTGATCTTACAGCACAACCAGATGATATTAAAATTAAAATTAAAGAAACAATTACAGCTAACGCAGTACCTAAAGCAGTAGATCAAGTGGGTATTCGTATGCTAAAATTCTGTAATGCATGGGATATGAAAAAGATTGCAGACAATATACAATCTTATGCAGAACCATTTCAAGCAAAATATAAGGAAGAATAAAATGGCACAATGGACCGTTAGTACATATTATAAAAAATCTTGTCAAGAAGTTGAAACATATCATCAGCGAAATGGTGACGGTAAAGTTACTGTAGTGAATGGGTTTCGATATGGTGAATGGACCGTAGAAACTACAGACGATAATCCTCCGGAGTTTGAATTTACAGAAGTTCCCGGAGGCGATGGTAAGAAAGACAGTATCAATATGTTAGACTGCGAAGTTAACAATATTGAAAGTGTCGATTTAGTTGAAATGTTCGACGGCGGTTGCTGGTATGATGTTGAATTTGAAGGACTTACAGAAGAAGAGGAAGAAGAGATTCAAGAATTCCTTGACGAAAATAGTCCTTATGATTTAGAAGAGCGCGAAGACGATCCTTGGATGCAGGGAGATACCGAATGGTGGATCTGGGGTCCGATTGAGATTAAAAACGAAGACGGCGAAACTGTACGTATTATTTGCGCAGATGCAGACGGCAATGTAGTAGACTTTAAGGAAGAATAATGACAGAGATACACGCAAAACCAATCGTAGATGGCAAGTTTTGGATTGTTGAACAAGGTGGTGCTAAAATTGCCACCCTACACAAAAAAGAAAATAATAAATTTATTTTAAGTAGCACCAATGGCGAAGTCATGTTTAATAAGAAACAAGACCTTACAAAACAATTTGGTTCAAACTTTTTCTTAACTAGTACTAAGATTAAAGTTACACAATTAGAAGAACATGATTGCCACGGTTACCCAACTAGTTGTAAACCATATAATGCAATGTATGATGTAAGACGTAAATTACCTTTGTTTACAAAAAGTAATGCTAGTAAGAGTTTATATTGTGCAGGATATTATGTAATTAAATTTGACAAAGGTTGGGTCAAATCATTTTGTCCTAAAGCAATTACAATTGAACGATATCCAAGTAAAGGTCCATTTAAATCAGAATTAGAAATGAAAACGGTACTAGCAAATGCAAAATCAGATTAATCTAACACCTATTGCACAATTTGCACATTCGTTAAGAGCCGCTGAATTATCACAGTCTAAAGAAGTTAAACTTACAATTCAGCAGGCTCGATTACTTAATCTAGCGTTAACTGAAATACAAGACAAATTATTACAAGATTATGAATCTATGTACAATACTCTTAAAAACAGTACTGCTACTGAAACAATAACTGTAACAATGGATGGTGGTGGTTTTACTGACAAGTAAAGATAAATATATGCGTACATTATTGAAGGTGCGCATATTATGTCAAGACCAAAACCATCAGTCTTATTAGAAAATGTTAATAAAAAGACTTATAAAGCTGAGCAAATTTTAGAAGCCGAAGCAATTTGGGCTGTGTTCTATAAGAACGAACCTTTTAACTTAAAAAGTTTTAACAGCCTTACGTCTTACCCTGGACCTAAATATAAAAAAGTGTCTTTCTCAAATCCTGGACATGCACATAATTTGGCAAAGAAATTGAATCTTACTTTTGGCACTGAAGATTTCCAAGTTGTAAAATTAACCCAAGGCACTATTGTAAAATGATAGCCCGTGACACGCTGACTAGAATATTCCTCAAAGAATGGGGCAAAAGTCTAGATGACGCAAATGTCGAGTTATACAATAGAATGTGGTGGCAATCTAACAGGACCAATAAACCGAACGCTTTTCGACTAAGTGAAAATGGATTTGACTTTTTGGTTAATACTCTAGAAATCAAAATGTACGAAGTACCATTTACAGAGCCGATCGAACTTAGCCCCCAAACTATTATCTTTTTGGAAAGATACATAGACTGTCCATATTACCTTACAAACCAAAGTATTAGTGTATTTTCGGAACGCAAAAGTTTTGAACTTTACTTGTTTTCCGACGATATTCGAAAATTTGGACTAGTAAAGGCTATGACAGAACGTGAAAAAGATTTAGCCAAAACAGACAATAATCTTTAAAAAATAGTTGACGTCTAACGCAGACTCCTATATAATACATACATAGACAGCGTTAATTCAACAACACTTTTTTAACTAAGATTGGAAATCAAATGGCAGAAATCATTAGCCGTACAGTAGGCCCTAAAGGCGCTAAAAAGTCTTTGCGTAAGGCTTTTAAAAATCAGCGTCCAATTTTCCTTTGGGGTCCTCCAGGAATTGGTAAGTCAGATATTATCAAACAACTTGGCACTGAGCTTGATGCTCACGTGATTGATGTTCGTTTGAGTTTGTGGGAACCTACTGATATTAAAGGTATTCCATATTTTGATAGCAACAACAACACAATGGTTTGGGCACCTCCTAGCGAACTGCCAAATGCTGAGCTGGCAAAACAACATAAAACTATTATTTTGTTCATGGACGAAATGAATAGTGCGGCACCTGCTGTACAAGCGGCCGCTTATCAGTTGATTTTGAATCGTCGTGTTGGCACTTACAAGTTGCCAGATAACGTAGTAATGGTTGCCGCTGGTAACCGTGAAACTGACAAGGGTGTTACATTCCGTATGCCTGCTCCGTTGGCTAATCGTTTTGTTCACTTGGAAATGACTGTTGAATGGGAAGACTACTTTGAGTGGGCTGTTGAAAATAAGATTCATCAGGACGTAGTTGGCTTTTTGAGCTTCTCTAAAAAGAGCTTGTACGACTTTGATCCAAAGTCTAGCTCACGTGCGTTTGCTACTCCACGTAGCTGGTCATTTGTTTCTGAGTTGCTAGTTGATGACGACACAGATGCAGATACATTAACTGACTTGGTATCAGGTTCAGTTGGTGAAGGACTTGCTGTTAGCTTTATGGCTCATCGTAAAATTGCAAGCAAAATGCCTAATCCTAGCGACATTTTGAGTGGCAAAGTTAAAAAGATGGACTCTAAAGAAATTAGCGCCATGTACTCTTTAACTATTTCGTTGTGCTACGAACTTAAAGATGCATGTGACAAAAATGCTAAAAACTGGAATGAGCAAGTTAACAACTTCTTCGAATTTATGATGAATAACTTCGAAACAGAATTGGTTATTATGGGTACTAAATTGGCTTTGAGCACTTACAAATTGCCATTGGATCCAGATGAGATCAAATGTTTTGACGAGTTCCACTCTAAGTTTGGCAAGTACATTTCAGCCGCAACTGAAAAGTAATTTGGTTTAGCACTAGTTGACACCACCTTCGGGTGGTGTTATACTATATACATAGTAAACATTTAGGAGCAGAGATGGCAAATTTAGATCCAATTATTGATAAAATTATTGTAGCACGAGTAGGACTTTTGCTTCGTCATCCATTTTTTGGTAATATGGCAACACGCCTTAAAATTGAAGAGGCAACTGATTGGTGCATGACTGCGGCTACAGATGGTCGCACAATTTATTTTAATCGTGACTTTTTTACGCCAATGACTACTAAACAAGTAGAGTTTGTCATTGCACACGAAATCCTACATAATGTGTTTGATCACATGGGTCGTGTCGAAAATCGTGATCGTAAAATTTGGAATGCCGCCGCTGACTATTGTGTGAACGGACAGTTGACTAGAGACCGTATCGGTGAAGTTCCACCAGCTATTAACATTTATAACGATCCTAAATACTACGGCAAAGGTGCTGAAGAAATCTACGACGAACTTTACGATAGTGCTGATAAAATTGATATTGGCCAATTGTTAGACGATCATATTGATTGGACTGGCCCTAAAGGAAAAGACGGACAGCCAAAGTATTCTAAAGAAGAAATGAAGCAGATTCGTGACGAAGTTCGCGAAGCTACAATGCAGGCAGCTCAAGCGGCGGGTGCAGGAAATACTCCTGCAAGCGTACAGCGTATGATTAAAGATCTAACAGAAGCAAAGATGAACTGGCGTGAAATTTTACGTCAGCAAATTCAAAGCACTATTAAGAACGATTATACATTTATGCGTCCTAATCGTAAGGGCTGGCATATGAGTGCAATTCTTCCTGGTACTAACTACGAAGAAACAATTGACATTTGTATTGCTATTGACATGTCTGGTTCTATCGGAGATGAGCAGGCTAAAGACTTCTTGTCAGAAATCAAAGGCATTATGCAAGAATACAAAGACTTTAAGATTAAAGTTTGGTGCTTTGATACTAAGGTCTATAACGAAGCCGACTTTGACGGATACTCAATGGACGAGTTTGATGAGTATGAAGTTATGGGCGGTGGCGGTACAGAGTTTGATGCCAACTGGGAATACATGAAAGAACATGCTATTCAACCTAAAAAGTTTATCATGTTCACAGACGGCTATCCTTGGGGTAGCTGGGGTGATGAAAACTACTGTGAT